AACGCGGGGATGATGGTGGGCATGATGGGAACCTCCAAGTTCCAGCACCGCAACCGTTGCGGTGCAGTGCGAGCGCCGGAATCGAACCGGCGTTAGTAGCTACTAACGACCATCACTCGCGACCTACTACTGCTAGACGCCTATCGGTCAGAGACCGCGCAGGTCGCCACCCTTCTTGACGGCGGGCTTGCCGTTCGCCGGGCGGGACGTCGGACGGGACGAGACCGACGCCTTGCCCTGCACCTTCGGCGCCGGCTTCGCGGCGACCTTCGCAGCCGCAGCCTTGCGAGCGGCCTTCGACCGGCGTGCTTCGACGTCGGCCAGCACCGCGGACAGACCGGCGTGCAGCCCGTCCAACGTGACGTTCGGGACCGCGAGCAACGCGTCCAGCTCGGCGCGGAACGCCTTGCCGTTCGCCTTGCACAGATCGACGGCGACCGCCGAGTACGACGACGCCGCGACCGCAGCCTTCGGCGTCACCTTCGCGACGTTGCCGGTGGCCGCGCCGATCGCCTTCTTGACCGTCGTGACCGTGACGCCCTCCGGCCCGTGCTTGCGGGACAGATCCTCCAGGATGGAGCGGGCCTGCTTGACGTCACCGACGACGATCGCCTCACGGTGTGCCGAGAACGACACCAGCGGGACGCGCTCGCTGACCGGGAACCGGATCGCCACGTCACGGTAGAGACGCAACGTGTTCGCGGATTTCGTCGGGATGCCGGCGGCCTTCGCCTGGGCGACGACCTCCTCGACGGCCTGCACGCCTTGCGGCGCGATCTTGACCAGCTCGTCGGAGAGACGCCACAGTGACGCCTCGTCGTGGACGTCGCGCAGTGCGTTCAGCACACCCTCGTAGGTGCGGGCCGGGGCGATGGTGGATGTGGACATGGTGGGAACCTCCAAGTTCCTCGTTTGCACACGTTGTTGTGTGCAGTGCACGTGCCGGAGTCGAACCGGCGTTAGTAGCTACTAACGACCATCACGTGCGACCTTTCTCACCCCTCACTGTGACGCAGGGGTGTGACGCAGATAGACGCCTATCAGCCGGCGTACGACGGCGCGGTGTAGACGCAACGCAGGGAGTCGTAGATCAACGAATCCTCCTCCGCGGCGAACCCGTACCACCGGGTCGTCTCACCGTCGACCGGGTCGACCGTGAGCCATTCGCCGTAGTCGCCCTCGTCCGCGCCGACGTACTCCACGTGACCCGTCGGGACCGGGAGCGCGACGCACCCGGCGACCTTGTCGGCCGACGCGGGCGACGCATCGTGCAGCGCGAAGCCGACGACGCCGCCCGCGACGAGCGACGTGACGACCATCGCCGCGACGCGCCAGTTCGACGCCTCACGACGCACGCGGATGCGACCCTGACCGATGTTTCTACGTGACATAGGGAACCTCCAAGTTCCAGGTGCGTCGGGATGACGCAGTGCACACCGCGGGAATCGAACCCGCGCGAGGACCACCGTGTGCGTACGCCGTTAGTAGCGACTAACGGCTGACGGTCACGCCGCGGCGACCTTGACGGTCAGCATGGCGATCGCGGCGTCACGGACGCGGGCAATCTCGCCCGCGTCCTTGAGGTTGGCGAGACCGGCAAGGACGACGTCGATCAGCGGTGTCGGGACCTTCGCGACCTTCGGTTCCGCGGCCGCGGCCTTGACCGAGTCGTAGATCCGCTTGAGCGACCGCGACCCGTTGCACTCCTCGTCCGCGTACTCCGTGACCTCGTCGAACGTGGTGAACAGTTGCGCGAGCGAGTAACCCTGGCTCACGTAGACCTTCGCGGTCGACGCGGCCAGGTCGCGGGCCTTGAATGCCGCGGTCAGTTCGTCGCGGGCGACGTCATAGGTGAGTTCACCCGTGACGATGAGTTGACCGATACCGTAGTAATCGGCCAGACCTTCGACCTCACGTGAGGCAGCGCGGTCCGCGACGTAGTCGATGTATGCATGCATTTGGGAACCTCCAAGTTCCTATTTCGTGCACCACGGTGGTGCACAGTGTGACGGGTCGGAATCGAACCGACCCGTTAGTTACTACTAACGGACCGTCCGTCACTACATCGTCTAGGCCATTCACGTGAGAACCTAGCTAGGTGGCATATCGCCTATCCGTCCCACGGGTGACCGATCGTAGGAATTGATCGGACCGTGTCCACAGATAGACGCCTATCAGGCAACCTCTCACGTCGCGACCGTTACCGTCGTCGTCCCCTAGTTGTCCTAGGGCCGATATCTGACTTTCCCCTACCGTTACCCGCCGCGTCTGACTCAAGTCTCACCCTCTCAAGTGTCACGGTGGCACTATCCCTAACCCGTGGTCGTCTGTTGTCTTGCGTACGGTCCCGATGGTGGCACTAGGGCATTAGTTCCTACTGTCCCTAGTGCGTCATCCGATATCGCTATGTTTGGCATTGTTCGGCTATCCACCGTGTGCGTTACCCGCACCGTGTGGCATTAACCCCGGCGTCTGGCACTACCCGCTATCGGCTACCTCACCCGTGGGTGCGTATCTCCTACACGCGGGGCCGCTAGACCCGGCACTAGCTCAAGTTCGGTTTGGAGCTACTAACACTCCTTGATCCATGCACCGAACTTGACTAGGCATCAAGCTAGCGGATCGTTGCACACTGTGCAACACTTGCGCCATAGACAAAAGTGATAGGTACCTATCTGCCCTAGCGATAGGTGACGGGTGACGGGTGACGGGTGACGGGTGACGGGTGACGGGTCGACCCGCGTCATGCCTGCTCAAGCATGCTCGTGCTCGTGCTCGTGCTCGTGCTCGTGGTCCCGAAATTGAATCTTGTTCAAGTTCGTTCGCGTGAAATGCGGACACTGTCCGCTCACTCTGTGTGTACCGTTGCACAACGACGAAAGGACCGCGATGAAGGTCTACCGCCAGCACCGCTGCACGAAGATGCATCGCACCGAGCGCACGTTCATGGAGTGTGCGATCCCGAGGGCCGCGTGGGTCAAGGGCGAAGGCTCGTTCGCGCTGATCGCATGGTGCCGGGTGCCGACGGTGTGGCTGTTCTCGACGGTCGAGGAGGCCGAGGCGCACCAGCGGGGCATCGACCGGTCAGGTTGTGGCGGCATGTGCAACCGCGAGCACGAAATCGTGCGCGTCGTGCTCCCGCTGCGGCGGTAACGATCGCGAGCTCCCCCGGCAACTGATAGACGTCTATCAGCCGCCGGCGCCGGCGGAGTCCTCCCGGTGGACGAGCCGCCAGACGGCCCGTGCGGATTCGCGGTAGGTGAGCCCGCCGTCGGGGTCCTCGCGCTGGGTGCACCACAGGTCGTGGTCGAGGTGGTGGCCGATGCCGCCCATCACGGAGCGCAGCGCGCATTCCTGGTGCATGACGGCTTCTTGCACACCGTCGGCGGTGACGAGCTGGGTGGGCACGACACGGTCGTCGTCGTCGATCAGCTCACGGCACAGGGGGCAGTCGGGGTTCATCGCTCTCGGCTTCCTTCTTCGCCAGCTCGCGCATGTACTCCCGCCCCTTGGCGGTCTGGACGTCCCGCTTACGCTTCTCGATGGTCGCCCGGACGACGGCGTAGCCGAGCATGACGATGACCAGGCCAAGTCCGGGGGCGGCGCTGCCCAGCGGTTCCGCGATCATGCGGTGAGCTTGCCGAACCGCTTGTGCGCGGCCTGGCGGGTCATGTTCATCGCGGCCCCGACCTCGTCCCAGGTGGCCCCCATCTTGCGGGCCATGTCGACCGCGTCGATGCGATTCTGCGTCGCGGCTTCAGCGGTGCGGTGGTGCACGCTGAGGTGCTTGAGGACGGCGTCGAGGGCGTCGCGGGTGGACAGTGGTTCGTCGTTCGGTGTCACCATTGCTGACCAGGTCCTTTACAGTTTTCTTACCAGGGGAGTACGCCCTGACCTGCGACGACGGAAAACAGTGTCACCACGCCGTGTCACCCTCTTGCCGCAGATAGCGCGTTTCGTGCAAGGTTACACATCTACGCAAGATTGCAACACCGGGGGGTGGGAAAGTGACAATCGAAGAATGGGCCTCACTCTGGACCGTCCAGAATGTGGAGGACCGCATCGAAGCAATGTGCGCCACCTGGGATGACCTCAGCCGGCCCGACGAGTGGGTACCCTCCGTTCTGTCAGCGAGCCGCTACGGTCAGGCGTGCGTCGCGCGACCGGCGAACCGACGGACGCTACGGCTGGCTTGCGGGCCTCCGGGGCGATGAGGACACCCCAGCGCGCCAACGTCGCCGCCGACAGGGGACCGTGGCGCTCCCACACGAACACGTCACCCACCGAGCGCCGAGCCACCTGACGAACGTCCTCGTTCAGCCGCTGATCGTTGCGGTGCGAGAGACGGCGAGCGGACACCGCGTCGTAGAACGAGCCGACCGCACGGGCCATCTCCGGTTGCGACAGCACCTTGACCCGATGCTTGCCCTTGCGGCCGTACGCGGTCAGGCGCTCCAACGTCGGAATCTCCGACGCCGCCGGGGAGCCGGCCTGGACGAGCACCATCCCGTCGAAGGCGTTGGCGTTCGCCGCGGCTCGCTGCACCAGCACATCGAAATCGGTGGACACGTCGACCACCTCCAACGGGGTGATCCGCCCGCCGTCGATGTCGGTCACGCTCCCCGCCGAGACGAGTGCGCCGATGGTGCGGTCCATGTCGAAGTCGAGACCGAAGGCGACGCGTTCGCCGGGCACCAGCTCGTCGCGGAAGCACCCCGACCACGCGGCCTCGGACAGTCCCTCCATCTGCGCCCGGTCGGCCCACAGGTTCAGATGCTCCTTGCGGAACGTGGCCGCGTCGTTCTCCGTCGAGGCGGCGCGCAGGGCGATTTCGTCGACGCCGCCGGGTTGGCCCATCGACGGGTTCGCGAAGCGCCAGTTGTCCTCGTTGTGCACGTCGACGGAGAGCGGGTCGCCGGGTGGGGCGTACTCGATCCAGCACAGCGACGCGTCCGCGACGTCGACCATCCGCCGGCCCAGCTCCGTGTAGTGCCACCACATCTCCGACGACTGGTCGCCGGCGTTGGAGACGATCCACAGTTGCGCCAGTGGGCGGGTGATCAGCGTCGGGTTCAACGCCTTCACGACCCCCATGTCGTTGTGCGAGTACGCCTCGTCGATGATCGCCAGATCAATCGACAGCGAGCGCCCGGCCTTCTTCGTCGTCGGGGTGACCGGCATGTAGATCGACCCGTTCTTCATGATCATCATTTCCCGGTTCTGCTGCCGGTCGACGCGGTCGACACGGCGGGCGAACGGGGTGTCCATCAACAGCTCGACGTGCTCCATCCATTTCACACGGGCCAGGGAGCGGTCCTGGGCGGTGTAGACGACGGTCTGGCGGGCAGGGAGCAGTGCACGGCCCACACGGACCAGGACGAGGGTCGTCTTGCCGTTCTGGCGGGCCACCGACAGCCCGACGGTGCGGAACCGTGGGCGGCCGGTGATCGGGTCGTACTCGCCGGCCACATCGGCGGCCTGCTGCTGCCAGATGAACAGGTCCCAGCCGAGCATCCCGGCCACCTGCGCGTCGAGGTCGCCGTGGGTCGGCAGGGCCGAACGTGGTGAGCCCCAGCGTGGCGCCGGGGGAGCGAACACCGGCACCGATAGGCGTCTATCAGTGGGCCCACCCGGCTTCACCGGGCGCTGTGCGGCGGCTCCACCTTCCGGCTGGCTCGGCTGCCGCTCACGTCGAGGACCCGATGGGACGGTATCAGCCCGAGCCACTGGTCATCGCCTTCGCCAACTGGTCGAACGGGTCGTGCTCCGCGTCGGGTTCGATCCCCAGCAGGGCACGCCGTTCCAGATCGGCCCCGAACTTGAGGAGCTGCACCGCCACGTTCACCGGGATATCCGCCGGCTCCATCTGATCCAGCACCTGCATCGCCTTCGTCATCGCTCGCCGCCCGAGGTCGCGGTGCAGCTCGTACATCTGGCGGAGTTCCTCCGCATGTTCGACGTCCGGGTCCGGTGGCGCGCTCACAGCCACTCCCTCGACGGTGGCCGGGAGGCGTGGATCACCGGCACCGGCAGACCGAGCGCCTTGAACCGGGCCGACTGCCCGGCCAGCATCCGCGCCTGGCGGAGCTGGCAGGCCGTGCACGCCGGGCGGAGCTGGCAGCACCCCGAGCCCTCGACGTGGTGGTGGCGGGACAGCGGCGGGTCGTGATCGCACGACGTCGCCGGCGCGCCGTCGCACACCAGGCGCATCTGACACGGCTGCCCCTTCATCGCGGCCCTCACCCGCTCGTAACGCGGGCCGTACGGTGAACCCTTGCGCGGCATGTCATTCGTGCGCGGCGACGAGCCCGGCGATCATCGACGCCGTCAGCGCGATCAGGCCGATCAGCACCACCCGGTTGTCGCCCCACAGGACGGCGACGGTGGCGACGATCGGGGCGATGTAGACCGACGCGCAGTAGTCGCAGCCGATCAGGTACGCCCGCTTGGAGTCCTCGCCCCAGCGGTCCGTCAACCGCTCGCGGATCGGGGACGTCACATAGTCGGCGGTCACCAGACGGGTCAGGCGCATCGTGGCACCGATCGTCAGCACGACGAGCAACCAAGCGGGCATGGGTGCAAGGTAGCACGATGTGCAATCAGAAGTGCTGGACGTCCGGCGGCCAGCGTGCCCACACGTCGAACAGGCCCGGCTCACCCTCCGCCGCGGCTACACGAAGCTGGCAACCACGGACACGGAACGGCTTGCCGGCCGCCGCGCCGTCCTTCACCGAATGGCGGACCACCGCCCACTCCCCAGGGCGCTCGCGGAGCATCTCGACGTGGTAGTCGATCATCTCCGACTTGGCGAGGTTGCCCCCTCGCCGCCTGAGTTCTGGTGGGTCCTTCCATTCCAGCTTCCAGTCGTCGGGAACGTTCTGCGGTGGGTCGTTAGGCATACACCAGAAGTAGCACAAGCGACAATCCCTTGCAATAGCCCTACTACTTGCCTCACGCGTGAAGTCTCCAAATAGCACTATGGGGGGGTGTGGGGGGGGCGCACCCCCGTTCACGTGGCAATGTGCCAAAAGGGTCTCCTCCCCCGGAAAGGACGCAAACTCGGGCTGCCCCTGCACCGCAGTTCGACTCGCAGCCACGGACTGACTTAGGGTCCCTGGTCGCACAACGTGCAACGGTGTACGATTCGCCACAATGAGCGATCGACGCCCTCGCCGCCCGACGCGCACGCCGCCCCGGTACAACTCCATCGTCGCCTCCGCCACGGTGATGCTCACCCGACCCGTCGCTCTCCGCTCACAGACCAACAACGAGTCGTGGCAGGAAGAAGCGTGGGCGTTCTACGACTCCAACGGCGAGCTGCGGTTCGCGGTCGGCTGGATCGCCAACGGGCTCTCCCAAGTGAGCCTCGTCGCCTCGCAGCGCCCCGAACTGCTCGGTGACAACCCGGCACCGCTCACCGGCACCAGCGGGATCGACAAGGACGCCAGCAACCTCGTCGCCGCGATCGCCGGGGGACCTGACGGGCAGTCGCAACTCATGGCCCACCTCGGCCGGCTGCTCACCGTCGCCGGCGTCGGCTGGGTCCTCATCGAATCCCAAGGCGGCGACTCGCTCGACGCCGACACCTGGGAATGGCGAGCCCTGTCCAACGAAGAACTGCGCTCCGATCACGGCGACTACGAAGTCGAGGACATCGAGACCACCGAAGCGAACCCGGACGGGTGGCGACCACTCGCCACCAACCACGTGCTCATCAAGGTCTGGCGCTCCCACCCGCGGCGGGCATCCCGTGCGGACAGCTCCACCCGTGGCGCGCTGCGCCCGCTGCGCCAGCTCGCCATGCTCGACGACCACATCGACGCCACCGCCCAATCACGCCTTGCCGGTGCGGGCCTGCTGATCGTCCCCAACGAAATCGAGTTCGCCCCGATCGCCACCGACGTCGACCCCGACGACCCCGACGCCCAACCCGACGGGGCGACCACCGACGATTTCGTCGAAGTCCTCACCGACACCATGACCGTGCCCATCGCGGACCGGGCCTCCGCCGCGGCCGTCGTGCCGCTCACCGTCAAGGTGCCCGGCGAGTTCGTCGACAAGGTCCGTCACGTCACGTTCTGGACCGAGTTCTCCGACACCGTCCTCGGCCTGGGGGAGCGGGCGATCAAACGCCTCGCCCTCGCCCTGGACATGCCGCCCGAAGTCGTCACCGGTGTCTCCGGGATGAACCACTGGGGTGCCTGGCGGGTGCAGGAAGAAGCGATCACCCTGCACATCATCCCGTTGGCCGAAGTGATCTGCCACGCGCTGACCAAGGGCTACTTGCGCCCCGCGCTGCTGGCGATGGGCTACAGCCAAGCCGAAGTCGAAGTGGTGATGATCGGCCACGACGTCACCGACCTCACCGTGCGCCCCGACCTGTCGGACAACACGATCGCCGCATGGGACCGGTTGGAGGTCTCGTCGGCCACCCTGCGCCGCGAAATCGGCCTGTCCGAATCCGACAAGCCGACCGACGCCGAGTACCGCGAGCGGGTCATCATGCGCGTCATCGACCGCTCCCCGCAGCTCGCCCCCGTGCTGCTGCCGTTGCTCGGCATCACCGTCGACATGAACGCCGCCGGCACCCAGCCGTACCCGATCCCCCCGACCGAGACCACACCCGGACGTCAGATCGGTGGGCCACCCGATACACCGCCACCACCGGCCGAGAGCGCGTCGGCTGATAGCCGCCTATCAGTCGACGCGCTCACCGCTTCCTGCGACGCGCTCGTCTACCGGGCGTTGGAACGAGCCGGCCTGCGGCTCCGCAACAAGGCGGGCCGGGTCGCCGGGGGACCCGAACACGTCGACTGCGGCGACGACCTCACCGAGCTGCACACCCGCCTCGACGCGTCCACGTTCTCCAACGTCCACGAACTCCTTGACGGTGCATGGGTGCGTGTCCCGGTGATCGCCTCCCGGTTCGACGTCTCCGCCGAGGAGCTGCTCACCGCGATCGACTCGTACACCCGCGGCCTGCTCGTCTCCGGGCAACCGCACGACATCGGACGGATGCGTGACGCGCTGCCGCTGTGCGCCGCCGTCGGGGGGTTGACATGAACAAGAAGCGCGCCCGCGCCCACCTGATCACCATGAACTCGACCGGCGGGAACCTGGCCTCGACGTGGTCGATGGTCGCCGCCGCCCCACCCGAAACGACCGCCCCGGCCGACGGGTTCTACGCCCTCATCGCCCCCGAGGAGGTGTGGTCGTCGGACGGGCGCCGGTTCGCCGCGGGCGCGCTCGCGCCCCGTGAAGGCCCCAACGAGATGCCGCTCATGGGGCTCATCGAGAACACCGACATGCACGACCGGGCCGTGAACGTCGGGCATTTCACCCGCGTCGCCCTGAGCAACGGATGGTGGGAGGGCTACGGGGTGTGGGCCGACTCGCCGGAAGCGAACGCGATCCGCGAACGGGTCCGCGCTGGGGACGTGACCGGTGTGTCGGTCGACGCCGCCGTCTTTGAGGCGCAGTACCTCATCGAAGCCAGCGAGTACGACCAGCTCGCCAGCATTCTCGACCCGGCGACCCCGGTGGAGGACACCGAACCGGAACGGGTCGTCATCGACGGCGTCGAGTACATCGTCGAGACCGCCACCCCCGGACGGTCCATCGCCACCCAGGCCGAGATGATGGGCGCGACCATCGTCCCGTTCCCCGCGTTCGCCGGGGCCACCATCACCGACCTGCAAGCCGACGACGGTCTCACGCCCGCCGTCGAAACGGTGACCGCCGGCGCAGCTCCCGTCTCGCCTCCGCGTGACTGGTTTGAGCTGCCCGGCGGTCACACGGACGCCTACGACGTGATCATCGACGACGACGGCCGCATCCACGGCTACCCGGCGGCGACCTGGTCGTCGTGTCACCTGTCGTTCCCCGACGAGTGCGTCACCCCGCCCCGCTCGGAGAGCGACTACGCGTTCTTCAAGGTCGGCACCGTGCGCTGCGCGGACGGCACACGGGTCGCCACCGGCCCGCTGACCCTGCGCGGCGGGCACGCCGACCGCACCTGGTCCGCATCCCGCGCAATGGCGTTCTACGACGACACCGACAGCGCGTTCGCGGACGTCGCGATCGGGGAGGACGAACACGGAATGTGGGTCGCCGGCGCACTCCGCCCGGAGACGTCCGCCGCCGACATTCGCACCGCGATGGCCTCCGGGTTCTCCGGCGACTGGCGGGCGATCGGCGGCACCCACGAACTCATCGCCCTCTCCGCCGTGAACACCCCCGGCTTCCGCCGCCACGCCAGCCTCTACGAATCCGACGGGCTCGTCGCCTCGATGATCGTCGACATGCCCCGTCAGGACGCGCTCGTCATCGACGAGGCCGACGCCCTCGCCGCGTCCGCGATCCAACGGATCGCCGCGTCCATCGGACGCACCCCCGAACAGCGCATCGCCGCGCTCGCCGCCCGTGTTCACCGAGAGATGGAGGTCGCCTGATGCCCTGCGGTTGTGGAAAGCGCATCGCCCGGAACGCCGCGACAGCGCCGCGCAAGCAAGGGTCGGTGACGAGCGCGGAATCGTTCGCCGCGTCCGCCAACCCGCGCTACCTCGTCGTCGCCCGGCAGACGTCCACCAGCGGGACCCGGTTCTCCACGCTGACCGCCGCGCAGGACTACGCCCGCCGCACCGGCGGGATCATCCGGCAGCTCTGATAGACGCCTAGCAGCACATGGCACGCAAGGTCATCGCCACCGCGGTCGTCGAGGTCCAGGCCGACGTCGACAAGTTCCGCCAGCAGGTCGGCGGGATCGGCGGCTTCGCGTCCACTGCGTTCGGGAAGATCAAGAGTGTCGTCGGGGCGCTCGGGCTCGGCAACGCCGCGAAGGAAGCATTCGACTTCGGCAAGAAATACACCATCCAGATCGACAACGCCGGCGCAGCCGTGCGCGGTCTCGTCGGCAACCAGAAGGACGCCGACAAGTTGCTCAAGGACATGACCAACTTCGCGATCCAGACACCGTTCGATCTGCCCGGTGTGCAGAACGTGACCACCCGCCTGCTCGCCGTCGGCAAGGGGTTCGGGGTCACCAAGGACAACGTGATCGAGTATTCGCGCACGCTCGGCAACGCCGCCGCGGCCAACGGCAAGGGCAGCAAGGAAATGCTCAACGTCGTCAACGTCATGGGCCGCATCTCCGGTCAGGGCCGGATCATGACCAAGGACATGAACCAGCTCACCGCGAACTTCCCGTCGCTGCACCCGTGGGAGGTGCTGGCCGACGTCACCGGCAAGAGCGAGGAAGAACTCCGCAAGCTGTCCGTCAAGCCCGGCGGCCTGTCCGGCATCGTCGAACCCGGCGTCGTGATCGACGCGCTCAACAAGAAGATGAAGGAACTCCCCGGCGCACAGAAGGACATGGCGACCGGGATGGACGCGATGGACCGCAAGATGGCGACCTTCGGCGGCTCGATGGAGCTGATGAAGGACTCGCTGGGCGTCGCCTTGGCGTCGGGGCTCAAGCCGTTCTTCGGCGCATTGCAGAAGCTGATGAAGGACCCCGCGATCACCGAAGGCTTGGCGAAGCTCGCCGTCGGGTTCGGCACGCTCCTCAGCGCCGTCATGGTCAAGCTCGGCCCGGTCATCCCCAAGCTCGTCGACTCGCTCGTCGAACTGCTCGACGCGTTCCTCCCGCTCGCCCCGGTCGTCGCGGACCTGGTGCAAATCTTCGTCGACGCGATGGTCTACCTGCTGCCGGTGGTCAAAATCCTCGTCAAGTTCGTCGACATCGCCATGAAGCTGATCATGGCGCTCGACCCGACCATCCTCGGGGCGATCGCCGCCGCGCTCATCGTCCTGTGGCTGGCCGCGAGCGGACCGGTGGGTCCGGTGATCATCGCCATCACCGCGGTCATCGGGCTGCTCGCCGGCCTGTGGAACAAGTTCGGGCTGACCGAGGTGCTCGCCAAGGCGATCGGTGCCGCGTGGACCTGGCTGTTCGACCACGTGTTCGCCCCGCTCGGGGACTGGATCATGAAGATCGTCCACTGGTTCCAGGACCTGTACGACAAGCTCATCGGACACTCGATCATCCCCGACCTCATCAACGGGATCGTCGACTGGTTCAAGAAGCTGTGGGAATGGCTCGGTGCCATCATCGGCACGATCAGAGACGGCATCGTCGCCGTGTGGGACGCGATCAAGACCGCCGTCGAGGCGGTCGTCAGCGGCATCGCCACCGTCATCAAGTGGTACTTCGACCTCTACTGGACGATCATCAGCACCGCGCTGGAGATCATCAAGGCCGGAATCCAGGCCGTGTGGGACGCGATCAAGAAAGCGGCGCAGGTCGCGTGGGACGCGATCCAGCTCATCGTCACCGGCGTGTGGAACGCCCTCAAGGCTGCGGCGCAACGCATCTTCGACGGGATGAAGCGGATCATCGACGACGTGTGGACCGGCATCAAGACGGCCGCCAGGACGGCCTGGAACCTGATCCACGACTACATCGTCGACCCGATCACCGACGCCGTCGACTGGGTGAAGGACAAGATCGACAGCGTCGTCGACTTCGCCAAGAAGCTGCCCGGCCGCATGTCCAACCTGTTCACCGGCATGTGGGACGGCATCAAGAACTCGTTCAAGGCCGCTGTCAACTGGCTCATCGGCAAGTGGAACGGCCTCAGCTTCCACGTCGGCGGCGGCTCATTCCTGGGCGTCGACATTCCGTCGTTCAGTCTCACCGTTCCGCAGATCCCGTATCTCGCCAAGGGTGCGCTCGTCCAGCGGCCCAGCCTTGCGATGCTCGCGGAGCGTGGCCCGGAGGCGGTCATCCCGCTCACCAATCCGGCCCGCGCCATGCAGCTCATGCAGCAGTCCGGGCTCGACCGGCTCGCCGCACAGATGAGCAGCCATCGCGAGGTCACCGGGCCGCTCGTCACCATGCCCGGAGCGATCATCCAGGACGCCACCGACGCCGACCTCGTCGCCCAGCGCACCCTCGTCGCCATGCAGGCGGCGATGATTTCCTGAATCATCGCCTGATAGGCGTCTATCTGGCAGACTGCACATTGTGCAAGTTGAGCTGTTCGACGACGATCTTGGCTTTCTGGAACTCGGGTGCGATCCGTTCGTCGTGGCCTCCCTGCAAGTCGGTTCGCCGGACGTGCGCGAGGTGTCCCGTGTGCGCTCACTGGGCGACGGTGTCCTCGACGACAGCCGCTACCTCGGTGCCCGTGCGATCACCCTTGCGATCCGGTTCCGCGACAAGCTGCTCTCCGGGTGCGGCGACAACCCCTACTCGATGCAGAACCTCATCGACCAGCTCACCCCGTTCATGTCGCCACGTCGTCGGCCGACGCTCACCTGGCAGCTCCCCGGCTCCGACGAACTGCGCGCCGCCGTCGTCCGCGGAGCGAACTGGGGATGGACCGTCAGCGGCCCCAAGGCCCAAGGCATCACCCCGCAATGGGTGGTCCCGGACGGCATGATCCTGCTCGGCGGGCCCGACGCCCACCAGTGCGTCACGATCCGCCCCTCCGTGTCCGTCGAAGCCGGCCGAACCTACGACCTTGTGTTCGATCGCCAGTACCCGGCATCGGACCCGATCGGTGGGCGCAGCATCACCAACCCCGGCACCGCGCCCACCCACTGGACGCTCACGTTCTACGGCCCGGTCGTCAACCCATCGTTCACGATCAACGGCATCCAGTTCACCACCGACCGCCAAGGCGGCGTCACGCTCGCCGCCGGGCAATCCCTGGTCGTCAACACCTACAACCGGACCGTGCTGTTCAACGGTCTCCCCGACGCGTCGCGCTACCAGTGCACGAACTACGACACGTGGGCCTGGGACGAGCTGCTGTTGGAACCGGGCGCGAATGTGATCCGCTTCGACGGCACCGGTCTCACCGCGCAGTCGTCCGCCCAGCTCTGCTACACCCCCATGTTCATCGGGTGACCCGATGAAGCTGCGCGCCGGAGACGTCAGCGCGGACGTCACGCTCGCCGTCGGCCCCTCGACCGGCAACGCCCCCTTGCAGGAGGTCACGTTCTCCGGGTCGGTCGAAATCGTGTTCGACCTCCAAGCCGGGAGCAACATTCAGTTCGTCACCCGCTCCAACGCCCCGGAGGCCGCGTACATCGACGAGCTGGCGACCGACGTCTGGTTGCTGGGTGACATCAAGGCCCGGTTCCGTGCCTGGGCGGTGTGGCAGGAGTGGTACCAGAACGGTCAAGACAACGTGAACGTCATGGCGGTCACGTACAAGAAGCTGCTCCAACGCCGCCATTTCCATGCCGCGCAGACCTACACCAACGTCGACCTCGGCAACCTGATATGGGGCATGTGGCAGCACACCCAGGCGCTCCCCGGTGGCGACCTCGGTGTCACCCTCGGTTCACCGATCACCACCGGCCTCGTCCGCACCCGTGAGTACAAGATCGGGGAGAACATCGGCAACCAGGCCGACCACGAATACGAGGAAGGCATGTGGTGGCAGGTCGACGAGAACCGCGTCTACACCGCCGGCGCGCTGGCCTCCCGCCCGTTCATCGGCTCCCCGCTGCACCTGGGAGCGAACATTCAGGAACTACAACGGGCCTCCGGGTCCGACTACGCCAACGCCGTCTACGGGGACGCCGACGACGAAAAGACGACCGGCGTGTGGGCCGAAGCCGCCGACGTCGCCACCGACCCCCGCGGGCGATGGGAGCTCGCGTCCGGGTGGCCGACCGTCGTGCTGCAACAGACCCTTGTCGATCGCACCAACGCGTTCTTGAACACGTCGCACGTCAGTGTCGCCCACTGGAACTTGGAGATGGTCCCGTCGCGCTGGCTGACCGACACGAAGATCATGCCCGGCGACCACTGCATCCTTGTCGTGCCTCGCTCGCTCGCCGCCCCGATCGGCGTCGCGAGCCCGTCCATCGTCGTGCAGATCACACAGGTGCTCATCCAGGTCGACGCGTCCGGGTCGGTCAGCGTGAAGGCGATCGCGATGGAGCACCCCGAGATTCCGGTACCGAGCTGATAGGCGTCTATCGAAAGGTCCGACCATGCCCGTCAATCCGAGCGTGAACGCAACCGACCAACTGGCGGCGCACTTCCGCAGGATCAACGACCGCCTCGCCTCGCTGGAACGCGCATCGAGCGGCGGCGGGGGAGGGGGCACCCCCACGCCGGTGACACCGATCTACTGGGGCCGGCTGGAACGCACCACCGACGTCGCGCTTGCCGCGAACACGGTGACGGCGATCACCTGGGAGACACGCACCGACTCCACCACCCCACCCCTCCCGGCGTTCACGCACGCGTCGGACGGGATGATCGTTCCGGTCGACGGCATCTACGAGGTCTCGGCCTGGGCGCAGTTCACGCAGACCACCGACAACACCGGTCGGTTCAACATGCTCATCCGCAAGAACGCCGCGTACGTGTACTCGGCGGCGACGTTCTACCCGGCGACCAACCTGAACACCTCGCAGCACATGATCACCTATCAGGTGCCGTGCGTGGCAGGGGACAAGCTCTCGGTGCACGTCGGTTCCTACGGCCAGGCCGCGACACTGCTGACGATCGACATGAGCGTCACCGGGCCGATCAGTGCCACCGGCCCGACCGGCGCCACCGGCCCCGCAGGTCCACCAGGGGGCATCACCGACCACGGTCTGCTCACCGGTCTCGGCGACGACGACCACCCGCAGTACCTGACCAACGCCCGCGGCGACGCGTTGTTCCTCACCCCGGCCGAAGGCAACGCGGCCTACGCCCCGCTGGCGACGATGCCGCAGTTCCTGTCGCAGAGCGTCACCGCGATTTCCACGCCCGCCAGCACCGCCGAATCCGCGACCTGTCTGTCGTTCACGATGGGTCCATTCCCGGTCGCCGGCACCGTCAACATTTCTGGCGTCGTCAACGGGGCCGCAGGTGTCGTGGGTGACGTGTTCAACATGAACTTGAAGAACGGTGGCTCCGTGGTTCGTGTCGTGCGCGAGCAGGTGTCCAACACCACGAACCAGGCGACCGTGTTCCCGTTCAACGTGCTCATCACCGTCGCCGCGTCCGGTTCGGTGACGATCACGATGACGTTCGCCCGTGTCTCCGGGACGGGCATCTTCACCACGCAGGCAGGTTCCATTCTCGCCGTGTGGTTCCCATCATGAGCAACGAAAGGACCAGCCGATGAGCTACCTCACGCAGAACGACATCGCCAACAGTCAGGCGATGCAGAACCGGGTCGCGCAAGCCGTCGCCCAAGAAGGGCTCCCCGATCAGGACCCCGACCTGTGGACGTTCAACAACCGGCGCACCTGGTCCTCCGCCCCCGGATGGGACGCCGCCTGGGAAAGCGCACTCGTGTCGAATCCCGACCCGGAGTACGACCCTGGCAAGGACCCCGGCGTCATCACCGACGGCCAGATTCTCTCGCAAGTGCAGTCGATGCTGCCATGAGCCGGGATTCCACACATCGCACGATGTGCAAGGCGTAGGATCAGGCCGTGGCACGCGAAACACCGAAATGGTTGCAGGCCGGCGCGTACTCCGCCCGCCTCGACCGGCACATCATCCAAGAACTGTTCCGCTCCAAGAACCGTGTCCTGCGCGGCTTTGCCGTCACCCAACGTGCGGCCGGCGCGAACTTCACCGTCGACCTCTCCGCCGGCTCCGCGGTCGTGCTCGGCACCACCCAAGCCGACCAGGGCGCGTACGTGATCCGCGGCACCGCCGTCGACACCGTCACCGCGTCCGCGACCCCGGCATCGAATCGCACCGACTCGGTGTACCTCGTCGTCCAAGACCCCAACGCGGGTGGACCGGCCGGGAGCAACTGGCTCCCGGTGTGGGTGAACGGGGGCAGCCCCGCGCCCGCCGACTCGATCTTGTTGGCGACGATCGCCCGCACCCCCGGCGAGTCCGCGATCCTCAATGCGGCGATCACCGACATGCGCCCGATGGGGGAGTGGTCGTGGACGGTGGGCACCACGAACCCGCCGACGAACAAGGCACCCGACGGCGACCTCTACATCGTCGTGACCTGATAGGCGGCTATCAGTGGCAAACGTCCCGCCCCGTGGCCTGTTCGCCCGCTACGCCGGGGTGTGGGAGAACCCGCTGGCGGTCTACGCCCGCGTCGCCGGCGTGTGGAAGCCCGTCGAGTTCGTGTACGCGATGCGGAACGGGGCCTGGCAGTTGTTGTGGTCGCGCAGCGCCACCTCCCCGACGACCGTGACGATCGCCTACACCCGCGGGCAGGTCAACGTGACATGGGTGCCGACCAGTCCGTCCATCGTCGACACGTACAACATCTACCGGCCCGACGGCTCCGGTGCAGGGACCGTCGTCGCGGGAACCACCTCGTTCGTCGACGTCGACCCGAAACCGTTGTCCGGTGCGTACACCGTGAAGGGCGTCCTCGGTGGCGTCGAAGCGATCACCGGCACCGCGTCGAACTCGCTCGACCTACGCCTGCAAGCCGCGACCCTCGCCGCCGTCGTCGAGACGAACGGCAGCGTCACCCTCAACTGGACCCCCGCCGCGGTCGGTGCGCCCGACTCATGGAACCTCTACACGTTCAGCACGACCGGCGTCTACACCTTGATCGCCAACATCGACGGTCTCGTCAACACCTACAACGATCCCTCCGCACCGGCCGGCGTCATCGTCGACTACCGGCTCCGCCCCGTCCTGTCCGGCATCGAAGGCACGGAACGAGGCGTCACCAGCGGCACCCCGCCGAAGGTGCCGACGTCGGTCGTCCTCGCCGCGGTCGGGGCGTCGAACCTGCGCCTCACGTGGGTCGCCGCAACCGGCACCGTCACCGGGTACGAGGTCGAGACGTCCACCGACAACACGGCATGGGCAGCGAGCGCGGACGACGCGTCACCGGTCGATTGGGCGACCGGCACGACCACCGGGTACATGCGCGTCCGAACCCTCGCGCCCGGCGGTGTGTCGGCGTGGGTCACGAAGGGTCCGGTGGCGGCGATTACCGACGTCACCCCACCGTCGAATGCGGCGATCCAGTCGTGGATGCCGGAATCGTCCTACGGGCGGATGGTGGTCCGCTTCGCCACACAGTCGGGCGCTGACGTCGACGCGTACCTCGTCCAACAGCGGCTCACGGGTGGCGCCTGGGCCGACGTTGGCACGTGGGTGTCGTGCAACCCGAGCACCATCTACTCGAAGGTGTGTTCCACCCGATCGGCCGGCCAGTCCGCTGAGGTCAAGGTGATCCTGCGCGACGCCGCCGGGAACCAGAACACCGGCGACACCGCGGTCTACGTCCTCGACGCGAGCCCCATCGTCATCGACCCGTCCGGCTCCCTGTCGGGCACGTTCCGCAACGGGGCCTGGCGCAACGACTCGTCCCGGTCAACCACCGAACTCGCCACCGGATGGACCAGCTCCGGGCACAACATGGGCTGCTTCTTCTACGGCACCACCATCTACGCGGCGATCAGCGACAAGACCGTCCTCAGTGCGACGATGGAGTACTACCGGGAGAACGAGGGCGGTCTCAGCTCGGCGGTCGTGCCGCTGTTCTGGACCCACCAGCTCGCCACCCGCAGCGGCACCCCGGTCCCCGACGACGAAGGTGCGTCCTCGACGTCGCGGTCCGGGCCGGGTGTGGTCCGCTCCACACCGAACGACACCGCCACCTTCGCCCTCCCCGCCGGATTCATCAACGCGCTCAAGACGACCGCCAAGCGCGGCCTGTGCATGTACCGCGGCTACCAGGGTTCCGGCGACCCCGACAACTACTACGCGCTCATGGGCATCGGTGACGTCGCCAACAACGGCGTCGTCAACGGGCGGCTCCGGTTCACCCATTTGGGGTGATGCTAGACACCTATCACCGTTGCACGACGTGCAATGTGTGTATGATCACAGTCACGACATAAGACCCCACGGTGGCCGAAGCCTCGCGGGGCAGCGACCGGGCCGAGCCTGGCATCCGAATCTTCCACCACTTCCTGGGAGCGACTTATGCCCGACCGCCCTGATGTTCCTGCCGATCTGGCCGAACTCGATGACGACGCCCTGACCGCGCTCATCGAGTCCCTGACCGCAGAGTTCGACCGCCTGCTCGACGAGGGCAGCCGAGACGTTGCCGCGATGACCGCGCTGGCCGACGACATCGACCGTGTGTCCGCGGAGGTGACCGGTCGTGAGACCGCCGCCGCCGAGGAGGACGCCGCGATCGCCGCGCTGACCGAACGGGTCCGTGGCAGCGACACGGAGCCGGAGCCCGAGGCGGAGCCCGAAGCCGAAGATGAGGATGCCGAGACCCCGGAGGAAGCCCGCGTGCCGGTGCTCGCCGCCGCAGGTGCCCGTCCCGCACTCGGTGACATCGCCCGCCGGACGCGCCGGCCGCGCATCGAACAGCGCCGCCCGTCCATCTCGATCACCGCCGCCGCCGATCTGCCCGGCGTGTCGCCCGGCACCCGCATCGACTTGACCCAGGTCGCCCAGTCGTTCCACGACCGTGCCCGCAACCTGGCGATGGGTCAGCGTGCCCCGGTGGCCCGTGTCGAGATTCCGCACACGCACCGGCTGGGCACCGACCCGCAGGCCAACTTGCGGGCCATCGACGACCTGATCGGTGAGCCGTCGGCCACGGCGCTCGTCGCCTCCGGTGGCTGGTGCGCCCCGTCGCAGCCGTTGTTCGACCTGTTCGACATCGGCCCGGACACCCACGACCTGTTCGACCTGCCCGGCCTGGGCAGCGACGTGCGCGCCGGGGTCCTGGTCCCGTCGTTCTACACCGCCGCCGACGCAGCCGGCGCGCTGTGGACCTGGACGGAGGCGAACGACATCGACGCCGCCGACAACAACGGCACCGGTGACGTCCTCAAGCCGTGCCTCAAGATTCCGTGCCCGACATGGACCGAGGCCCGTCTGGAAGCCGAAGGTCTGTGCGTCACGCACGGCAACCTGTCCGACCGGGCGTGGCCCGAGCTGACCCGCCAGTTCCTGTCGATCGTGATGGGAGCGCACCAGCGGCGCATCTCCGCAGCGAAGATCGCCAAGGTCCTCAACGGACTCACCGTCGTCGCCCCCGGCGCCGGGATGACACCGTCGGACGCGGCCGGCGATCTGCTCAACGTCGTCAGCCTCGCCGCCGCCGACATGCGCTCGCAGTACCGGGTCGCCGCATCCCGCTCCATCGACGCGTTGTTCCCGTCGTGGATCAAGGACGTGCTCCGCTCCGACCTGGCGATGCGTTCCGGGGTCGACATGCTGTCGGTCACCGACGGCCAGGTCGTCGGCTACCTCACCGCACGGGGCATCCGTCCGCAGTTCACCCCGGACTGGCAGCCGCTGTACGTCAGCGCACCGGCCACGACCTGGCCCGCGAACGTCACGTTCGCGATCTGGTTCACCGGGGCGTACGTGTCCATCGACGGCGGCTCCATCGACCTCGGCGTCGTGCGTGACTCCACGCTCAACGAGACCAACGACTTCACCGCCGCCTGGTCGGAGCAGTTCTACCAGGTGGTCCGTCGCGGCCCGCTCGGCCGCTCGTACACCGTGCCGCTCGGCATCGACGGCGTGACCGCCTGCTGCCCGATCGCCTGAGAGACGTCTATCAGCCGGAAGGAGTAGCCGAACATGGTGACCATGAACCAGGTGCACGCACGGGTCGAAGCCCCGGTCGTGGTGCCGCACCCGTTCGGGCTGTTCTCCATCGCCCCGCCCGCCAGTCCGACCGACACAAGCTGGCAGGCGGGAGCGATGTGGGAATCGTGGGCCTGTGTCGACGCCGCCCTGACCACGGACCCGTGCATCAGCGGCGCGGCGCAGAACCCCAAGGATTTCGATTTCTGCGGCTGGCTGGGCCAGTACCGGCCGATCACGGTGTACCTCGGCATCAAGGGGTCCGGCGCGTCGGCGGACGTCGCCGCAGCGACGGCGCTCGCCACGCTGCAAGGTGCGGAGGAAACCGCGATCGAAGAACACGTGTGGGCGCAGTTCGGTGCGGCCGCCACCCCGGTGTCAGCCACCTCGCTGCCCCTCGCGCTCGCCCAGGTTGAGGCGGCGTTGGCCCGCCACTACAAGGGCACCGGCGTGATCCACATGAACCGCGGTGTGGCGACGCTGTTGTCCACGCATCTCGTCAACAAGGGCGACCACCTGGAAACGTTCACCGGCACCCCGGTCGTCGCCGGGTCCGGGTACAACCAGGAACTCTCCGACGAGCCCGTCGGGGGCGACGCGGTCATCTTCGGGACGGGAGCGTTCGCCGTGCGCCGTTCCGACGTCCTCGCGTTCGACGCCTGGGACACGGCGATCAACGACCACCTGGCCCTGGCGGAGCGCACCTACGTCGCCGGCTGGGACTGCTACATCACCGGCCGCACGGCCACGGTCTGAGGAGGCCCACGAATGGCTACCAAGAAGCTCCGCTCGATCAAGGGACGCCGGATGCGGCTCACCGCCCTCGACGAGTGCGGCGCGCCGGACTACTCCAACCCGTGCGGTGTCATCGTCACGTCCGGGTTCATCTCGGTCGCCTGGTCCGACGAGGTCGAGAACGGCGACGAGTACACGCAGAAGAACGCGTGGGGCGATTTCTGCATCGCGGAGAAAGACTCCGACCGCGTCAAGTGGACGAACGTCACCATCTCGTTCTGCGAGGTCGACCCCGAGATTCTCGTCATGCTCGGCGGCGCGATCCCGAACGTCACCGCCGACGGCGTGATGACCGGCGCGTTCTTCACCCGTGAACCGAACCCGCTGTCCTACGCCCTGGAAATCTGGACGAAGAAGGCCGGCAGCGACGCGTGCGCCGCGGGTGGCGATCCCGAGTGGGGCTATTTCGCCGGGTACAACATTCGCAACGGCATGCTCGACGGCGACCTGACCATCGAGTCCGGGCCGCTGGCGCTGAACATGAAGGGCGAGCTGTACGGGGCGGCCTCCGCCTGGGGTGTCGGTCCGTACCCGGACAACCCGTTGGAGAACGTGACCGGTGTCCCGCCGGGCGCGTTGCGCTACATCGGTGTGACCACGGTGCAACCCCCGGACGAGACCGACGGCTGCGTGGCGATCACCCCGGCCACCGGTGCGACGATGGGTTCGCCGGGCACCTGGACGCCGACGAACTCGGCTCCGCCGGCCACGCTCGCGGACCTCACCGACGGCGACCCGGTCGTCACCGCCTCGCCGGCGACGGCGTGGACGACGGGCACCTACGTGGTGCTCGGTGACGCCTCGCAGGCGCACTGGAACGCAACGGCCTGGGTCACCGGCCCCGCCTGATAGGTGGCTATCAGCCATGCCCAACTCGTACTCGTTCATGGAACCCAACCCGAGGGAGCGGATCATGCCGAACTGGAAGCTGGAAGGCAGCAGCGTCGTGTGGGACGAGAACGCCCCCGACCCGGTCGACGACACGTTCGACCCGTCGGCCAACAGCGTCGCGGACGTGAAGGCGTACGTGGAAGCCAACCCCGACGAGCGGGACACCGTGCTCGCCGCAGAACAGGCGGGCAAGGGTCGCGTCACCCTCATCGACTGGCTCTCTGCTGACGGGAGCTGACCCATGAGCGGCTGCGAGGAATGGCCGGTCGCCTGGCCGTGCCAGACCGCCGGAGTCGACCCAGTTCTGCTCGACGCCGCACAGTCGCTCGCGGGGCAGCTCCTGTGGGCTCTGAGCGGCTACCGCATCGGCCGGTGCACATACCGGGAATCGTTCCGTCCGGCGCTCACAGGCGACTGTGGGTACCCGTACAAGGACGTTCACGGCAACTGGCAGAACAACGGGCACCGCGGCGGCGAATGCTGCCGGGTTCTGCTCTCCCACCGCCCCGTCGACACCATCACCGAAGTCATCGACGCCGGCGCGATCGTCGACCCCGTCGACTACTCCCTGGAAGGGTCGTGGCTGCGCCGCCGCGGGCAGTGTTGGACGACGAGCCTGCCGTGCAACGACCCTGAGCTGATAGTCACCTATCAGTCCGGGGTCGGGTTCCCGCCCGGCACCGCCAGCGCGGTCGGGGAGGTCGCCTGCGAATACCTCTCCGCCCTACAGGGCGACCCCTGCCGTCTGCCCTCGCGAGCCACCTCCATCACCCGTCAAGGTGTCACCGTCACCCTCGACACGTCCGACGCGTTCATCAAGCGCGGCCGCATCGGGCTCCCCGTCACCGACGCCTGGCTGGAAACGGTCGTCGGCATCGGTCCCCGCGTCCCGTCCCAGGTGTACTCGCCGGACCTCCCGAGAGGGACCCGTGCCTGATGTCCTCGCAGCCTCGACGGCCGACGTGTGCGAGCTGTGGTTGTCCCGCTGCCTGACCGCGCTCCAAGCCTGCCCCGACTCCAAGCCGATCACCGCCAGCTACGTCGCCGCCGGGTCGATCGCCTGGGATTCCTGCTGCGGGCTGCTCGTCGCCGCCCCCGAGCGGGTGTACCGGACGTCCACGTTCCCGATCGAAGGGAGCACCGACTACGTGTGCGAGGCGTACCTGACCGTGGTCGATGTCGTGATCCTGCTGTTGCGTTGCGTGTCCACGCTCGACGACCGCGGCAAGGCACCCACCCCGGCGATCATGAACGCCGAGTTCCACGACGTGATGACCGACGCCGCGGTGATCTGGAACGCCGTCAACGGCGAGCTGCCCGAAGGCTGGGAGCGGGCCAACGTCGACCAGGCGTTCGTCGGTGCCGCAGGCGGGTGTGTCGGCGTCGAAACCCGGCTGACCATCGGACTGCCGCAGGGCGAGTTCTGCCCGGACTGTGGAGGGACCCCATGACCATCTTCGGTGACATCGAACCGGAGGACGTGTTCGACGCGGCCGGGCACCCCGACCCCGAACAAGTCGCCCGGCGGCTGCACGAAATCATCTCCGCCCTACGCGTCCTGTCCGGTGGGGTCCCGCTGCCACCGTGGCACCTGTGGGACCGGCGCGGCCTGGAAATAGCGGCGATCGCCCCGTCCGTCGACAACCTGACGCTGGGCAACGCCGACGACTTTGCCGAGACGCTCCACGAAGAACGGCGCATCCTCGACCCCCTGCCCGCCTGGGACGACCTGACGGCGGAGGAACGGGAGGTGGCGACGAGCATCGCCCACCTGATCATCGCCTGGCTGTTGGCCGAAGGGAGCTTGCGATGAGCGGCATCTACTACACGGACATGCTCGACGTCCTGCGCGCCGCCGGGGTGAAGGTGGCGGAGAACTCGACGACGGCCGGGTGGCAGTCGCGGGCACGCAGCAGCGGCGGTTTCCCGTCCCCGCCGCTGTGCGTGTTCTGGCACCATACGGCCAGCCAGACCACACCGCAGAATGATCTGCTCTACATGATCCAGAAC